AACTTCCTGGTGATCCTGTTGTCCAATCAATACTAAATCTAAAATCTCCCGTTCCTGGGTCTGCAGCAGTTGTGGAACTATCGAAGTTGTATGTAATGCCATAAGCATCAATACCAGAAGTACCTGTAGTACCTTGAACACCCTGAATACCTTGGATTCCTTGAATACCTTGGATACCTTGGATACCTTGGATACCCTGAATACCTTGAATGCCCTGGATTCCTTGAGCACCATCTGTTCCTTGAGCCCCATCTGCTCCTTGAGTTCCAGTAGTTCCCTGAATACCTTGAATGCCCTGGATTCCTTGAGTTCCAGTAGTTCCCTGAATACCTTGTGGACCGGCAGATTCAAATGCAGTGATAGTTAAAACATCACCAACGGCCGCCCCAGATGTCAATACAACACTTGTTCCATTAGTAGCAGTGAAATCATCTGGGTCTAAGTGGGAACCATTAAGGAAAACATCAAGATTTCCAGCAGAATATGCTAAGGTATTTGTATTATCATCTGCTCCACTAAAAGTTGTTTGATTCGCAGTTGCAGTATAAGTAAATGAAGACCTAGTGAAACTTGAGCCTTGGACACCCTGAATACCTTGGATTCCTTGAGTTCCAACTGTAGATGGGTCTACCCAATCAGTTCCTGTTGCTGTTGACTTGAGAATATAACCACTAGTTCCTGAATCATTATTGGAATCATAAAATGCGCCAGTAACTTTTAAATCACCATTAACATCTAGAGCTACCGATGGTTGTGTAGAACCAATACCAATATTTCCTGCAGTAAAATATGCGTTATAACTATCAGTTCCTGTTCCTACCCTAAATGGGTTGATGACAATAACTGTTGTTCCAATACCTACATTTTTGGATGCGTAGAGATATCCGTCGTAAGTGTTGAGAGCTACTTCTCCTAGTGGCAGCTGCCCCGGGGTCGGAATTTTGCCATATACAGCCGACCGTTTTAGCTTGATTATTGGATCTGCCATCTTTTAAGCGTCTATGTAGTCATTTCTACCAGTATATACTGGCATTTTTAATATTTATGCGAAATCTCCTGCGTCTTTAGTTGTTCTTTTTGTCTTTGGTAACTTTGTTTCTAGTTCTGCAATAGTTTTATTAAGACCTTCAATAGTTTGTCTATACTTTAATTCTCTTGCTTCTAAAGCAATATTTTGATTAATAGCATCAAAATATTTGTTCTGATATATTGCAATCAAATTCTTATAATCCTGTTCATCCATAAAAAAAGAGGGAGATTAACTCCCTCTATTTAGATTATATGGTGGATATTAGAAGGAACCGCCATCAATTGTTGCGTTTGTGATTACAATCGTGTTGCCATCACATCCAATTACTTCATCAGTTGTGCCACTGCAACCAGAGACATACAGAGAAGCAACTTCTAATGCACCACCAGTGTTATTGGTCAGAACTCCAGAAGATTCTGAAACATCTGCGGAAACAACAACTCTTGAAGTACTATCATCCCAGTAAACACCTGCTTTTTTAGCAGAACCGGAATAATAGTTGAACAGAACACCAATGTCCTTATTTAGGTCAGATGATGGCGCAGATCCATCAACCATACCAAGATCAAGAAGTTGGTCTTCAATGGTTGTCTGAGAAGTATTAACCTGCGTTGTTGAACCATTGACATAAAGATTTCCAGCAACAGTCAAGTTCTGAGCAAGTTCAACAGCACCAGTGCTATCGGTAATTGTAATAGCGGCAGTGCCATCATTTGCCTTAACAGCAGATGCTTGAACGGTTGGAGTTGTTACTGAAGTTGTAACTGTAACAGCAGAAGGAAGACCAATTGTTACTGTTTGACCAGAAGCAGATGTTTCAATTTCGTTTGCAGTACCTGCAATAGTTAGAGATTGTGAATCAAGATCTACAGCACCAGTTCCAGAATCTCCAGCAACATCAAGATCTTGAGCGGTTACTTGAGAATCAACATAAGATTTAATTGCCTTTGCTGATGCTAAGGTATCATCAGAAGAAGAAACGGTGGAAAGATCAGTATCAACCGAAGTGATTGCAGTTCCGCTACCAAATGTAGTATTGGTTATTGTTGCATTTGTAATCGTTGCGGTTGCTACTGTAGCTGCTGTAGCAACATTAATATTATCTAACTCAACAACACCAGCAATATCGTGCGTTGCTCCATTGACATCCAGAGAACTTGTTACTGTAAGAATGCCAGCAATAGTAACATCATCAGGTAGACCAACCGTTACAGTTCCATTTGATCTAGAGACATTAACCTCGGCATCAGTTCCAGCAATCGTGAGAACAGCACCACTAGCACTATCAGCAAGAGTTACATTTCCAGACGAAACTGAAAAATCTCCATTATCAAATGATGCAACACCCTTATTAGAGTCTGTTGCATCTTCTGCAGCAATAGTGATTGTATTATCACTTACTGTGGTGTCAATGGCTTCCCCACCAGTAAAGGTTAATGTATCGGTTAAAAGGTTAACAGTGTCATCAGAACCAGAATCAGCACCAACTGTTAAAGTAGCTACTGCATCAATGAATGATAGAGTTCCAGAACCATTTGTGGCAAGAACCTGATTATTACTACCATCTGTCCCTGGCATTGTATATGTTACAATACCCGCAAGACTATCAGGTGCTTTGAGGGTGATGAAAGAAGTACCGTTATCAGTGCCTTCTACTAAGTTAACTCCACTGCCAACTGTGGCAGAGTTAATTGACCAATATCTACCAGATCCAACAAATTGATTATTTGCTGTTGTAGAATCGATGCCGACATAAAGATCATAACTGTCGGTAGTAAAGCCTGGTTCACCTGCCCTCAGTCCAGGGAGATTGCTAAGGAGGCCTCTCTTAAACTGAATTACGGGAGCCGCCATCTTCTTTAATTTACATTACTTTTTACTATTTAGACTAAAAACTTCCTCCATCATATCTGAAGTTTGAACCTTCTCTTGGTTCAACTTCGACTTCCAACTGGTCTACAAAAGAATCATCAATATCTCCGTCTTCAGCAGATACAGATAATGCAGTGTCAAATGGTATTAAATCGAATTTGTCACTGGTTGAATTGTATCTCATAATATAACGATTTTTTGCTGCTGTAAGTGGAGCAACATCCAAATCAACAAGATCTCTAAGTCTAGTTGCCATTAGAAACTCCCTGCATCGATGTCTCCTGCTTGAACTCTACCAAAATCCAACTCGTCTTCCAACTGAGTTATAAATGAATCTTCAATATCTGCATCTGACGCTGATTGGAATAATGCCTCATCTGGAGTTGATAATACAAATTTATTGGTGGCACTGTCATATGTAACTAATAAACCATCTTTTGTTGAATCTAATGTTCCAAAATTAGTATCTCCCATTTCAGCAGCAGCTGATGGATTACGAACAGATCTAATTGACGGTTTGGTTATTCTTGATTTTTTTGTTATTGTATTTGAAGTTGTTACTTTTCTAACTACTGGCATGATTATGTTGTAGTAATGCCTGCTTCTACCAAAGCCATCCCCTCTACCAATCTAGAAACTGCACCTGAAGGAGATTCTAAACGAACATCATATTGATATCTTCCTGGAGTTAGTCCAACTGTAACTCCACTTGTCATGGCAATTGATACTTCTCCAGTAGATCCTGTTATTGAAACTGAAAATGATGTGGATGATGTAGAACTAAAATGTTTTTTTATTCTAGCAGTTCCAGTATAACCAGCAAGGTTTGATGCAGAACCATCACTTTCGGTTGAAGTGAAAGTTTCTCTAAAATCCGCACCTTGAGGAATAACTATATTAATAACAGGATTTGCTGCCATGATCCTTTTTTAACTATTTAGTCTCGTCTTTATCTATATTGCTATTCTTCAAAAGTTTTGATAATTCTGCAGTAGAACCAACAAAGAGAGCATTGGTCACATTAGTTGGACCTTTAGTATGGGTTTCTTCTTCAACATCTTTAAGTTTCTTTTGCAACTCCATTAACTTATCCGTAGCATCAGCCACATTTTTGATTAATTGACCAGCAACCTCATATGCTCTAGGCATTTCACTCTCTTGTGCTAACTCAAGAATTCCATTAATTGCTTCTTGTCCCTTTTCAATAATGGAATATAAATTACCTCTCGTATATTCATAATCTTTTTTTATATCTTCCACAGAAGAAGTAGAAAGATTCTTTGGTTCTTCTTTTACTGGATCCGTAGAAACGATGTCTGCAGCAACATCAAAAGTTTCATTGAGTTCATCAAAATTTTTTGTCATTTTCATTTCTCTATCAATAACTTACACTGAAACCAAAATCGTCTCCATCTTGAATGAGTGCATCGTCCGCATTTGTAATGGACTTAATCGCTTCCCCTTTAACATGTTTGGTTGGAGTTGTCTTATCTTGCCCTCTTTTAACCTTGATACTATCAGTGAGAACATCAAGCACATACAATTCCTCACCATCCAGTTCAATGTATGTATTTTCTGTAATTGTGGAAGGATCTGCAACCTTGAATAAAACATCGCCAACTTCAATGTCTTGTTCAAGAGTTGTGAGAACTGTTCCTGTGTAATTCTTAATTGCTCTTGGTTCAACAGCATATGTGAGATCTCTTTGTGGAGTTCCTGTTCCAGTAGATCCAGCAACATATCCAATAGATACCTTTTTGACAATATCGGAATTTGCAGAAGAAACAGGGCCAAACAAATAAGTCTTTGCACTAAACCTTAAAGTGTATACAAGTGCTCTCCGTGTAGAGAAATCTCCCTCATAATCATCATTCATACTAATGCTTTCAAGAGTAACGGGAATATCTCTTTTTTCGCCAATAGATTCTACCAAATTGACCGACATCGTATATGCGGGTTGAAAATATGGTAAAATTTGCTCAATGATTTGAAGCATATCATCATTTAACTTGGTCATAATAGCCAATTCAAACTCCATATTATATGGAACTGGCATATATGCAGTTTGAATTGAAGTCTTATCAGATGTAAGTGCTTTTTTAAACTTTTGAGTTTGCGTTACTTTTCTCGACGGGTCATATGTAAGACCAATAAACTCAAAGGACATTCTTGGTAAAGAAAGAGAAACTGATTTATTCAGTTCTGGTTGTTGAGTAATTCTTGCCAAGAATTTTTGCGTAGGGCCATATGCCAAAGGAACTCTAAACTGGTTATTTACATTTCCAGAAGAATCTTCCTGTTTAATTTCTATATCATTAAACAGAGAACCGAATGATATAATGGTTCTTCTAAAAATTTCGTTATAAAAATATTCAAACATTGGATCGGTTCTTTGTTTAACTATTATTTATGGGCTCAGGGCATACCGAATGGATTTCTCTCACTGAAGTCAATAATACTATCTGCTTCACTCTCTATTTCTTCATTTGATGTGAATCCTGTTTCTGGATAAGACGCGGAAGAAAGTTTGTAACTTGCTGAAGAAGCAGAACCAACAATTTGCTCTCCAACAACAAAGTCTCCATCTGCTCGGTAGATTTCTAGCGATCCTCCATCGGCAACCCAATTGAGAACTCTTGCTGTAGAACCAGAAATAGAACCAGTAACAATTTCGTTCTTCTGGAAAGTTCCAACTCCAGTTTGATTTGGTGCTGCAATTGTAATAGTTGGTGGTTCAGTGTATCCCAGACCAGCATTGGTGAGATAAATTGCACTAATTGTTCCAGCAGCACTAACAACAACTGTTGCAGCTGCAGAAACTGTTGAAATTCCACTGAATGTTACGAGTGGTGCAGTTGCTGTCGTATAACCAGAACCTCCACCGGTAATAGTGACAATTCCAAGAACACCATTGCCAATGGACGCAGTTGCAGCAGCTCCAACACCATCACCGATAAACCTAACTGAAGGAGCAACTGTGTAACCAGAACCTGGATTTGTAAGAAGAACTCTTTGAATAGATTCTGCAACCGGATTTGCGTTGAGTTCGCAGGCAACAATTCCAGAAATTCTCTCCGCAGTTGCTATTCCAGTTACACCTGGAGATGATGAGATTGCGACTCTTGGATTGTAAGTATATCCACCGCCACGGTTTGTGACACTAATTTGTCTAATGCCACCATCAGAAATATATCCTACAGTTGCTAATGCAGTTGTTCCAACCCCAACAAGAGTTAGGAGTGTTGTCATTGCATCACCACCTAGGAGTTCCGAATCAGAAGCACCTAGAGTTCCCGCAATAGAATCATCAATTTCAGCAACATCGGTATCGATAACTTCGTTTTCGTATCTGAAGAGTTCACACTTCAGTGTATATACGTATCCTTTCTGTAACTGATAGAATGGTTTTTCGTGCTCTACAAATTTAATTTCAAATAATCTATCTCCAAGTGGGAAATAAATTAGGTCACCTTCTTTAGGTCTATTGCTAATTTTTATATTATCTTTTCCTGCTAAAAGTGGAGAAATATAATTCTCAAATCTTTCTTTTGAAATTGTAAGAGTTATTTCTTGAGTTGATTGAATTCCAAATTTAGATAAAATTGTTGTTTGATCACCATATCCCTCAAAGTTTTCTACATATGCTTCAATTGGATGGGCCTCATCAAACTCAGATTCAATAACTTCTCTAATAACAGTTTTTTCTGTAATAAATTTTCTGGGCATGTAATGAACTTCAACTCCGTACATACGAAGTTGTTCATTAATTAAGTCCTGAATCAGATTCTGTTCTGATGGAGCACCTTGAAGAAAGAAAGGATTTAATGCCATAATATCAACCAATCATATCAAATGGAGGAAGTTCATATGTATTTGACATCTTCTCCATTATTTTTTCTAAGTCTTTTTCTGCATCATCATACATTTGTCTACCATTCAATTCAACACCACCTGGAAGTTTAACTCCAGTAAACTTCATCATATTCATTCCCCATTGCCTCTTAATTAAAGCAGTGAGATATGGTTTGATGAATGAATCATTCCAAACTCTTGCATAATCATTTGGATCTAATGTTGAATGACATTGGATAATGAGATAATCGTCGGCATTAACAGAACCCCAATCAAGATCCAAATATAATCGGTCTTGTCGCTTATTAAATCGTATTTGTTTATCAGTTGTCAATAAGAAATTGATATCTTCCAAATATGTCTTTGTCATTGCATAGGTCAACATCTCAGTTGCTCCCCAGTAGTAGATATCATTGAGGAACATTTGATATCTAACACTGAACATATTGTTCGTTACTGTATTTGTCCCATCAAAATGAAACAACTTAGTAACACCAATTATATTTGGTGGAACTTGTAAATAATTGCTATTTTCTTCAAAGGTAAAGGTGGTGGCAGAACTATCTCCTGCGATTGTTACTGATGCTGTAGTGGTTGCGATACCTACTGCAGTATTACTTCCACCTCTAGTTCTTCCCCTATCAATATCACTTTGAGTAATTTTATACTTATAATATGTTTCGTAAACCCCATCAAAATGTCTTTCTTGGAAAAACTGAATGGCGTCATCTACCAAATCATCAATTTGCTCATCGGCTACATTGATTTCGAGAACAGGATATCCAAGTTGTCTTTTGCAGTAGTCTATTAGCTCCTGCCTAGTAGATGGTTGTGCCATTTACACATTTCTCCTTATACTGATATTTAGTCTTGTTTTCTTGCCAGGTCTAGCAAAAGAGACTTAATTTCATTCAAATCATTTTTAATATCGTTGACATCAGTTTCAAGTTGTTCAACTCGTTCTGCTTTTGAAGCATTTTTCTTTCTTGCCTTCATATATTCATCATACTCAGACTTGCTAGTATTGAGTATTGCATTAGTCCGAGGATCCCTGACTAAACTCAGGTGATCCTTTACTTTTACATATTCTTTCATAATTATGCGAGAGCGATAACTCTAAGATCTCTAAGAGAAGGTGGATATGATTGACTCGTGGAAGTCATTACAAGTTTAATTCTAAAGTGCTTGAATGATGGAAGATTATCTCTCGTAAATGTAAAGTCTTGGAAAGAATCGGCTATTTCACCAACAGTTGCCTGAATCAACTCAACATATGAGTCAGATCTTCCATTACAATCTTCAAGATTGATGATTTCTCCTCTATCATTAAGATTATCCCATCCTGGGAATGGAACAAAGATTGGGTCAAATCCAGAATCATTACCAATGGCATAAAATGCTCTAATATCTGTGTATGGATTCATATGAGCAGAAGTAATGATCTTAATTGAAGTTGCTGCATTCTCAAGACCCATCTCTTTGGAGATGTACTGGAACGAAGAAGGATCTCCTTCAATACCAGAAACTCTTGAGTCTGTTGCAAAATCTTCAATAACACTATTAACTCTATTTGAAGTCAAAATCGCACTAACTCTTTGGCCGTCAATTACTGGCGACAAGCGAGTATCCGTAGTAGATAATTGAACACTCATATTAAGTGCTTTGTTTCCGGGAAGAGCAGTTAAAAGATTTGATGAATTCACATCCGAAGTAATAATTCTTGTGGATGACAGATAATTTGGTTTGTTCAGAGAAATTGATTCAAAACCATTATCAAGGAATGGAATTTCATTTCCACTTAAACTCTTACCAGTTACTGTTCTGATTGTTGCTGAAATATTAGTTCCTTCTGGAGTAATATTTTGAACAATGGGTGTAATAATTTCATAAGGCATATTTTGTGTTGCCTTAATGCCAAATCCACCAGTGGACTTGTTCTCCTTCACAAACAGTTTTGGCCATCCAGATGCGGCAGTTCTATCTGCACCATCGGCAGACATATCAATCTTCAATCTATAGTGATCATAACCGATTGAATCAGCAACAGTAGAATCTGCGAGTTCATGCGACTTATTAATTCTTCTGAGAGAAACTCCATTAAGTTCATATCTATAAACAGGAGTTCCAACTGGATAATCTTTAGGGTCACTGCCTCTAGTAATTGTTCCACCAATAGAACCAGAAGTTGCAGTTGTAAATCCAATAATCTCATCACCAATCAGAAGATAACCAACATTTGTAGTTCCAACGCCAACACTCTCAAATTGTTGGAACAAACTGCCATTATCTACGGAAAGTGCTCCAGTAGAATCTGCAGTATATGCTGTAGTCAATTTAGTTGGTTTTGTATCTGGCGCGACCCCAGAAATAGTAACTGTGTTACTATCATCATACATTCCATGATTCTTATGGTTGACTTTAAAATGAAGACCATCAGTTTCAACGGCAATTTCTGTTGGTCTTGGCCATGGACCAATAGGACCACCAGAAGAATAATTTAATGTTGTTGTGACACCAGAATTATTAATAAACTGAATCGTATTACCAACACCAGTGAGGAAGTCTCCCTGGACATTATCAAGAATCAGTTCACTGCTGCTTCCGATAGATGTTATAGAAAGTCTAGCTCCAGCACCAAGATTATTAGTTCCAATGGTAGTGATTCCTAAAACATCACCAACTTGATAACCAGAACCACCGCCAGATGGAGTTGAAATTGTAGCAAATCCGATAGTTCCATCGGAAGTTACTTGAACATTTGCTGTGGCATTTCTACCATTTCCAGTTACTGTAGTGAGAGCAACACCAGTATATGTAAATGGTCCAGTGTAACCAATACCAGCATTGATTACATTCATATTTCCAACAGCAGTTCCTGCAGTTCCTACGAAATTAGCGGTAGCATCTGAACCAATCTGAATAATAGTATTACCAATTGTCAAATCTGGATCATTAAATGTCGTGGAAAGGCCAACTCTAATCTTCTTAGAGTTCATAGAAAGCGCATTGCCAAGAAGGGTAGGAATTTGACCATTACCCTCTTTAAGTTGTGGATTATAAAATTCTACAGATCCATTTTCAATAAAGTCTGCTCTGTAGAGAGTAAACTTAAGATCTTCCCACTGACTTGGTTCCCAAGTAGATGCATTCTGAGATTTGAATAGTGAACCAAGATATGGTTGATTGGAAATAAATGTATCAGTAAGAAGGTCATTTTCACCAACTCTTGAAACATATACGCTGTACTTAGTAGAGTTTGATGCAACACAGATAGCATAATCTGTTCCTCTACCCTCTAAGTAAACTGGTGCTTTAAACTCAAAAGTAGTTGCAACAGAACCATCCGCAGAAAGATTAACCTGATCTGGGTCTAAAGTTACCTCAGAGAATGGTAGAATCTTTTGAGTTGGCAGACCATTATTCATGGTCCTGATTTGGAGAGTTACTGGAACATCTGAATCATCTTTTGATCTAAAGAAGATATCACACTTGGTGAGATAAATTCCAGTATCATCATCAACCAAGAAGGATTGTGCAAGGGGATCATACCAATAGTGGACTCTTTGTTGAACTGGAGTTCTTCCAATTACGCGACTATTAACCAACTGGGTTCCAGTTGTTCTAGAAACTGCTTGATCTTCAAATTCAAGTTTGTTTTGAATTCTAGCATTTCTTACAGAAACGATATTTTCTTGAACAGCCTCGATAGTTCCACTAGATACATATCCTTCCTCTGCAATTGTTGTTGCAGTTTCTTGATTATTGGTGCTGCTGTTAACAAATGTGAGAACTCTTGTTCCTGCTTCAAATCTTGGATTCGTGCTTACATTTGGATCAGGAATAAAGAAACTACCTTGAAGTGTTGAACCAATGTCAGAGATAAGTTTTACATCCGTGATTGTTGCTTGAGCTCCACTAGTTTTGCCAACCAGAGTCATGTTTCTCTCAACATAACCGAAGAAATCGCCTTGTGGTTGATTTGCAAGAGAGAATGTGTCCACATTAAGGATCGTGGATGTTGACGAATATGCTTCAGGTAATGGTTGTGAGTTATATGGGCTAAGACGATATACTCTATCTGGAGAATCATATTGTCCAGATTTATGGTTTGCCTGAGCAACTCTGAATGTAATTCTTGGGGAATTTGCATTAGAAGGTCCAGTTCCCGCATTTATTACGGAACCGACAACAGTTTCTCCGACTTCAAAAGTCCCCGAGGTCATGGAAATTTCCAGTAATTTAGGTACACAGAACTTAGTTACATTAGCACTATCAAAGAATGCATAAAGTCTTGTGAGTGGTTTGAGTTTTTTAGCTTCAAATTGAACATTTCTGGACCTCATATAAGGAACAACATTTCTACTTACAACTCTGTCTCCTACAGACTCTCTATCAAAATGTTCAGTAACAATAGTTCTAGATCCAGTTCTGGACATTACTCCAGTATCTTTTACTTCCCTATAAGTTTCTTCAATAACATCCGCATTGACATTTTGTACCCAAGTTCTATAAATGTTTCTATTTCCAGGACCTTGACGATTTACAGATGTGGGAACATTTGTTGTTCTGGTTCTCGTTGTTTCAGTTACTTCTTTACCTGTCCAGTTGGTTTCCCAGGCATTCCAAATCGTTGGGGCAAAACCTGTCTGTGGATCAACGCCCTGTTCCTCAACAGCTCTTGCCATCACATTTTCATAATCACCTTCAACATCAATAATTTTTGCTTCAAGTCTTACAGTATCTACCCAAGTATCAGATGCTGGAGTCAATTCAAGGGTTCCTTGCCAGAAACTTACCAAGAAAGGAGTTACACTTTCAGTTCTTGTGGCAAATGATTGTCTAAGCCACTCAACATCAGCATAGTCTAGAGTAATAATATCATTAGACTTTCTTACATTGACGCCTTCTGGTTGCTCAACTGAAAAATCAGCACCGGCATTTACATTTACTACTGGGCCCTGAATCAGATCAATTGCATTTGTATAGTGCTGTGGTCTTAAAGTTTTTAACTCAGCATCTAAACTATTTCTAAATGGAACTGATTCTTCTTGTGCGTTCAGAGATGTAAAATTATCAACAAAGAATCCTGACTTGAATCTATTAAGACCATCTCTATCGGGAACAAAGAAGTTTGCAGTATTTGTCTCAAGCAGAGAAAGTGCAGTATAATACTCAAGATTTCTAATTCTATTCTCAAGATTCTTGATATCGGACATGCGATATCTCTTATGTTGTAAGAAATCTAATTTGACCTGAGAAGTATCGTAAAGATATGGTGGAAGAGTAACAGTCGCTATTTCAATAGCATCATCAACAGCCAAAGGTCTTTCAATCTTTTCAGATGGAACACCATATTGAACCTGGAATTTGCCAGATTGAGTTAAGAAAATTCTATCAATTCTTGGAAGATAGAATGAGAATGATACATCAAATGCATCATCAGAAGAAAGTACGCTTGATGAATTTCCTGCCCCATTAAATGCTCTTCCATAGAACTCAAATGGTGATCTTGCACCCTCAGTTACAGTATAATCAGAAGTTTTTGGCCTAATATCAATAATATCAGTGTTTCTATTTCCATCAACAGATCTAACATCTTTTACATAATCAAATTCACTGTATGAATTAGTGGTGATTATGTCTCCTGTATCTGCTGCTTCAAAATAACCATTAGTGAAATATACTTTCAATTGTCTAGTTGGAGCATCAATACCATCTTTTCTTACTATAGAGGAACCGCCATAAAATGATCCTCTCTGTCCAGTGCTGAACTTAAAGTTTTTAGATATATTAAAACTTGGTTCATCTACAACAGAAACAGTAGCATCAAGTCCTGTTTCGCCAAAGGTAACAGTCTCCCCTTCAATAAGAGAGTTGGTATTTTTTGGAATATATGAAATCTTGGTATCGGTTAATTTTTCCGCGACTACACCAACAGCACCACTTGTAAGTCCTCTAAATTTTTCACCAATCAAGAGATCACTTGTCTTTCCTTGGGGGCCAGAGAGAGATGCCAAAATAACAGTCGGAGCAGATGCTGGAGAAGTATCTGTAGATTCATAGATTGCTTGAATGCTAACAACATCACTAACATTTAAAGAAATTCTTTCATCTTGAACTCTTGTTCCAAACGCATAATTTCCATATGTGAGACCATCATTAAGTGTTGTTGCGCCAACACCAGAAGCAACTAATTTTGACTTATCAACAATAACAGAATTTACTCTATTTTTCTTCTTTTTCTTAGCAACTGGTTTGAGTTTTTTGACTGTATAGATTAACTGTGCTCCAGTGTCATCACTTCCCAGGTTATAAATTTGAAGTTCTGTATTATTATTTGCAAGAGCAAGTTTATTTGCGGCCAATACTTCTGTAGATCCATCAGATCTAACAAGAGAGTACCGCTCTTCGTCAAATGGTAAGAATGTTTCATTTGTACCAGAAGTAACCACAGCAGATAGTTCATTATCTACGATGTCTACTGTCGCATACTTTCTAAGAGTGATGAATGAATCATTCAATGTAAGAGAAGAAACATTCTCTTTAGGCAACGCTGTATACAGAGTACTATCACTTGATGTTGATAACTTAGTTCCAAGAACTTTAAAATCGGTTACTTCAATTCTTGATCCAGTTGTTGGGAGTCTTCCTTCGCAAATTCCAGTGACAGTTGTAACGCCGGAAATAACAATACTTGCATCATTGACCGTTTGAACAGTAGCAAAAACCGGATCTGTAAAACTTTGATTGACATCAGTACTCGTGTAACTGACAAGATCACCAACGCTAACTAATCCGGGGAACTGTGGGTTTGCTGAGATTACTGTGCTTTCTCCACTAGCATTTACAGTGGAAATTGTGGCGATACCAATTGTAGATTCAGTTGAAGGAATAACATCAGCAGCAAAGGTCGTTCCTACTCCAACTTTACCATAGATGGATTGAACATCAGATAGTCCATAAGAAGTGATTGCTGTAGCAACTCTTCCATTTTCAATACCATCAAACTCAAACCCTTCATATCTAATAAAATCGCCAGAAGTCTCATATAGTTCAATGACATTGCTGTCAGTAATACTATTTTTTAAGAATCCAGTTGCTCCACTATTAGTTCCTTTTACGAATGTTGGAGTTGTTAGTGTAGTATTTTCATTCAGAGTAATCTTAGTAATTGTCTGAACATCAAATAAAGAGATGTTCCACTCATTCAAATCTCCATTTGAAGTATTGTATGAACCAGACTCTAATCTAAAGTCATAAACTCTAGCAACGCCAATTTCTGCACCAGCAGGTTCTGTTTGAGCAGCACCAACTGCACCATCAACAGATCCAACTCTTTCATCTCTTAAACTCAAAACATAAGTATTTCCCGCACCAACTAAAGGTGCTCCATATACTCTATTCAAGTTGAGAGTTGAACCAGTATTATAGAAAATTGATTGGTTCTCAATTGTTTTTGTAGTTCTTGGTTTAGGTAAGTCGAGTAGAGTCGATCCTACTGTTTCAATCTCATATCCCTTTACATATGCCTTTCCAGGGGAAACTTGATATAGAGCCAAATCAGTAGATGGAACTGAACCTCCTGAGGTTACTTGATCTGCTTCTAAAAGACCTCTATTTCCTTCTCCATCATTCAGAGATTCTTTGACAACAATGTCAAATGGTTTTACATAGTAGTTTCCAGATTCATCATAAGTTCTTCTTGCAAGTTCGTCATTGATGACACTGTACTGAGAAGAAGTTCTAATAGTTTTTAAAATGCCATTTTCTACGGTGGCAAGTTCTACAAAGTTTTCGTCATTGAAATCTGTCAGAGACTTCTTGAAGAGAAAAACGCTAACTTTGAGTCTATCTGCACCAGGTGCAGCATAGTTATTATACCCTTGAGAATTGTCGGTCAGAGTCTCATCTTGATCTGGAGTGACAATCTCCTCATTAATGTAAAGACCAATTCTATATGAGGGTGAATTTGTATATTGATCTAGGATTAGAGTTTCATCCTCAACATTTACAAATTGACCTCTTATAAAGTAAACTCCGTTGGAGATTGAAAATGCTGAACCAGTTGAAGTCGCACTAGTGGCAATTGTTGATCCAAATGCTTCTCCACTTGCAATGACTTCATTTCCTAGAAGTCCACTAACAATATCTCCCTCTGCACTCAGAATTTCACCATCGGCAAATACTTGAGTCGCGTTGTTTTGAGTACTTGACCCAAGATAGTTCAAATAGAGAGTAGGATTTCCTCTCTCGGAATCCGAAGAAGTTAGAATGCTACTGACAGTTGCGGTAACACCAGAAGTTCTTCCAGTAATCTTAAGGCCAATTAATTGATCAATATACGCATCAATAGGAACACCTTGATGCGTTGTATTTAGTTCTACCGCAAAGTAATTTCTACTATATGCAGTGTTTCCGGGAATTACTTTCCCACCTTCTTTGAAAAAATGTTGACCAAATCTCTCAATCTGATTCTGAAGAATCGATTGGAGCGTTGTTAATTCTCTAGCCTGAACTGGATATCCAGGTTTAAACAATACCCTGTGATAGTTGTCCGTTGGATCAAAATCATCATAGTATGGGGCAACATTGAGATTGGTGATTTGCGACATAATTCCTTAGAATTGTAATATAACCTTGATGTCTTCTTTTTGATTGGTTGATCTTGTCACAGATGGTCTATTGTCAACATAAATGATGTTTCCAGAGTATTTTGCAACCTCAGGGTTTGCAATTCCATTAGTAAATGATTGACCAAGGTAGAATGTTCTATTATTTATTACGGTTGATACACCCGTAAAAGTACTATCAATGGATAAACCTTCAGCGACAGTTCCTCCAATAATTTTCAGAGAACCATCTCCAGTCGGTGATGAAGTAAAATCAACTTGATCAAATCCATACTGCGGATTTGTAATTGCAGCACCAACAGTATTGAAACCAGATTGTGATCTATCTTGCCATACTTTTAAAACTCCAGTAGATTGATCGTAACTTACAACCCTAGCAACAGCAGTAGTTCCAGTTGAAACTGTTTGTGTTACAAATGAATCAGCATCATAACTAGCAGAACTATAACCAATTCCAGTCAATCTAAGGGCAGTTACCGCACTTGCTTTATCTGCGGTAAGAGGAGTATTTGTTCCAAAAGTGTTCGGTTTTTCTACAATACCAACTCTTGCAATTTGATTTCCTGTAACAAAGTCGGGATTTTGAATGTCATTCTCAAATCTAGAGTACATGAGAACATTTTTTGCTCCCAATTCTCTATAAATGTCTGCTCCATGGCCACCCTGCGGAGAAATGATGACATCAAAGGTTGGTCTTGTAGTTCCAGTTGGAACTCCACCAGCAACTAAATCTATATTGCCATAAGTATATCCCGAACCTTGAGATGAAACTACAATAGATGCAACTTGGGAGTCGGCATTAATCGTAATTGTACACTCCGCACCTGTTCCGTTTCCTTTGATTGGAACATTAGTGTAGACTGCATTTGCAGTTCCTAGTGCTACACCTCTACCGGTGATAACTACCGTTTTAATTGATCCATCTACAGCATTATCCCGAACAGATGCATTTGTTGTTGAATCTGCCCAGTCAGATGGAACAGGAATATAATTTGTAGAATCAAACTTAACAATGTCTGCTGGCGCAATAGTGTACAAATACTTCCAAATATATCCGTCTCCGCTAGAACCAGCAGCCCTTGGTTCTAAGTCTACAAATGTTGGTTCATCAAGAGATGGAGCTCCATTTGGAGTCTCTGGAGTTGTTCCGTTCTGAAGGCAAACATAAACTCTATAGTCACTGTTCATTACATAAAATGATGCCCCATAAAGATTAGTTGCTCCAGATACTTTCGCAGTATTTGAAGTGTTGTAATCATGACGATACATGTCAAATGTATTGCCAGATTTCCACTCGATTTTTGGAACTACTAACCTTACATCACTACTCGTAATTTTTTTCAGTCCAATCATGGTCTCCCAGATTTCATTCTCATTATCAAAATTATCTACAGGAGATGGAGGACTGTTATCCCAATTTGACTGAATATCGGTAGCGTTTGGCAGTCCAATAAAAGAGTAATAAGAACTACCAGAAGTAGTGATGCCGGCAAGAAAATTTCTTGCATTCAATATTCTAATTTGATCAGTAATTATTGCGGCCATTTTGCTGGGGTTTTTACTTATTTATTAGGGGTTTAATAACTAAATTTTATTTAGTTGTTATACATCATAATTGGATATCTTCAGTGGTACAAATCTTCTGACTGTAGCGGAAGTTGAAATTCCAGTTACGCCATTTTCATTATAGAAGTTGAAGTCAGATGATGAAGTTCTCGCCGTGGTGTTAATTTTACCAAAACTATAATCTCCAAAATAAGTGTTTACTCCAACATCGGTGAAGTCATAACCATTGTAACTCAGAACACTAACAGTAATATCGTTAACCGTAGTAGAACCATATCCAGGGAGAGTCTTTTGGGTAGTTGCTGTACCAACAACCTCATAAACATTATCAATGCAGGTGGTCCCTACTCCAACTGCAACTGCATTTCCATATTTGAGTGAAGTAACACCAAATCCGATGTTAGAGTTTCTAACAACAAAGAAGTCACCAACCGCAAGACTGCTAACAGTAATTGCTGTTCCTACCAGAGTATCATTTCTTAGTGCAGAATTAGTAGGAATAAACATACTTAGAATCAATCCAGTAGATGCAACACCAACAATGCTAGTAGTTGCTACTCCAACAATAGTTCCAAAGTCACCACTATAAGTAATTCCCGCATTAAGTCTTTCAGCAAGAGCTGCTGGAGATTCAATAAGAACAACTGGTGGATTTGATTGTGAGTATCCAGTCTTGGCAGTACCTAGAGTGATTGAAGTTACGACCCCAGCAGTGATAGATGCCGTTGCAGTTTGTCTTTGCTCAGACCCAAGCCCAACAGGATTTCCAATAACAACAGTAGGTGCTGTGGTATATCCAACACCACCATCAGAGATTAAAATTGATGTGATTGTTCCCGCAGAACCAACAATAGCAGTAGCTGCTGCTCCTACTCTTGCATCTTGTGAGACTAACAGAACATCCTTCTGGAAAGACAGTGATGTTCCACTCTCATTGTCTTGATTAAACAGAACTTGAACATTCTCGACATAGATATTTGTTGAACCAACTCCAACAGTCTGAATTATATTAGTTGTTGGGAAAATATTTGCTTTATATTGAGGTCTGTCCTTACCTACTCTTTCTCCATTAATAATCTTGTCTTCAGTTTGTTTGCACCAAGTAACCGGTCTTTCCATAGTGATGTTATTCGCAAGACCGGGACCATAGTATGCATTTGTAGTTACTTGTTCTGTGGAATCAATGCTGTAAACAAGTCTTCTGTCCTCATCAAAGTAAGATGACTGTCCTCTTGTCGAATCATAATCAATATCTAAAGTATCACCTTCTTTGACAGTCTCAAGGATATCGACGGTCTTAACATCAACAGCTCCATTTCCTTTGTAGAAAAGAATATCCACAGTGTCACCAGGTTCTAATGGTTCTGGGAATACAATTGTACTTCCTCCATTAAAAATATATCCTTCACCTGGTACTTGAAGAATGTTATTGACGAGAACAATTAAGACATCTTGAATGACAATACTTGAACCCTTAGATGCGATAATAGAAGTAATGCTTCCATCAATTTTGAGTTGGAAATCAGTTTTCTGTCCATCAAATTCATCATCAAAACTATCCATTGTTTGGAGTTGGCCAATAGACCATCCAGCAAACTTATCCGAATAAATCTTTTCGATATTGATAGTAAATCTTTCAAAATCACCACCAAGAGTTGGATTTGTTGGAATTCCTGTAGGACCACCCGTGGGAAGAGTCAAGAATTGACCTGCTCCATATCCAAATCCAGTGTTAGAAATTTCAAAGTCAACAATATCAGAACCAAATCCAACATTAACATTAATTTTAGCTTGAGAACCAACTCCAGTTGAAGGTTCAGCAAGACCATCAGTTTGATAGACAAGAGGAATGTTCTCATAAGAAAGTGGGTCTTCAATAATCACTTCTGGTGGATTTATAGAAGTATATCCCTCACCAGGACTTGTTATATGCACTGTTTCAAGAAGGTGTCCAGCACTAATAGTAGCGACACCAATATGAGTTACTGTTTGAATACCAACAGAACTGCTTGCGACACCAACGCGAACAATGCCAACTGATGGATTGAAAACCCTGACGAGGACAGAAGTGCCTGCTGGAATATCAAGAGAAGATACACTACTAATACCTATAGTTACCGAAGTTGTTCCAAAACCAGTGATTGTAGTTGGTCTGCTGAAGAAAGTTCCAACGCCAATTGAGGTCGCAGCCCCAGCATTAAATTCAAGGAACTTAAATACGCTATTTTCATTATTAAGAGTGATTGTCGTGCTGCTAGCAGCAACTGTTGTTGCCACACTGGTAAGAACATCATATTGTGTAGATGCTCTATATCCAGAACCTGTACTTCCAATAGTGATGGCAGAAATAGTTCCAGCGACAGATACTGTTGCTGTGCCACCAGCAGAGACGAGAGGTTGATAACCAAATCCACTAGAAGAACCAACAGAAACGATAACTCCACCAATAGGAAGATTAGAAGAATTTACATCATTGGTGATAGTTTGTCCATCATTAACAAAGATTGCAGATGTAATACCTGCCTGTTCTGCAAGAGTGAAGTTTTGATTTAACCCTGGAATTTGAATGATATCGTTAATTAGGATAATGGCGTTGTCATCTTCATATCCAGTAGTATCCGAACCACTAGACTTTAATGCGAATGTGTCATTAGATCCATTAAACTGGTCAGAAATGTCATCAAAGAGATAATTTGTGCCATATGTTCTGGTAATTGATCCTGGAGTTCCAGATCTTAAAAATACTCTTCCTTGGAATGTGGAACTGGTTTCAATTCCAGTCCAATCTCTCTCTGAGGGTCTAACAAAATTGATATCAAAAACGGGAAGATTGCCATAAGGAGCTTCGACAAAATTGAGAGTATTATTTACAATATTGTAATTTCCCTGAACCTTAGTTACAAGTGCTCCAGTAGAATAACCTGCTCTTCTTGTTCCAAGCCATGCTCTTTGAACTCTTACGATATTTGTAGAACCAACGCCAACTGATTCTACTTTCATAATTTCATCACCGATCTGAATTAAGTCGCCGCCAGAAATAGATCCAATTCCACTCATATACATGGAACTTTGACTTGAAAATAATTGATCACTCAAAGAAGAAGTAAGCGCAGTTGCAACGACTGGAGACTGAATATAGTTATCGATAGCAATTAGACACTTAGTATTTTGGTCATTTGCAGTAAATGTATGTGAAGTTCCAATACCGACTGTAGTGATGTCAAAATAATCGGTTGGTACAGGTGCCAGTGCCTTTTCTGCAGTATCTGTAAGTCTAATTTTATTGGAATCAATTTTAATTACATATACATCTTCTGGAAGTTTGTCAGTGTTACCAATTCCAGAAATGTTTGTTAATCCAATACCAATATTTTCCGTTGTTCCTGCACCTGGAGTAGAATAAGTTAATTTTTCTCCCGTTACAAAGAAATGATTTGGTATTGTAATTGCATCTTGAATTTCAATTTCTGTACTAGAACCAATAACACTTTCATCAGTGGAATCAATGTACCTTTCAAAAACATCATAACCACCATATTGGAGCCTAAATGCTCTTCTAATATCTACATGAGTTCCTGAATATGAACCATACTGAGTATCAATATACGCATTATTAAAATCAATATCTACACTAGCAGAACCATCATCATCATACTTAATGTAATTGTAGAAGGTTTTTACTTCAGCATTAATTCCCGAATTCGGTGTGAATGTCAATCTAACGATATCGCCATCAACAGTTGCACCAAAAGTACCAAGACCCGCTGAAGAAACGCCATCGCTAGTTATTACTCCATATTCACTTAGGAAAGTATCTTCAAAGTCAGGACCCTTATCAACTAAAAGCAATTCGCTCAACTGATGCTGATTATTATCTGGGTCAGATATCTGAACAATAAAGTATGCTCCATTATATGTTCCATTATCAAACTCTGCGATTGCATTTTCGGTTGGAGAACCACTAGATGCAATAGAAGTTGGTAAAGCGCCTATTTCTGCATGAGTTAATCCGAAAGATCCAACACCAACCCCCTCACTTGAGATTGCAACAACCACTGTATTGACAGAAGATGCTATTGATACATTTGGTGTAAAGTCTACCTTAACATTAGACCCATCAATATATGCATTATATGTACCAAATCCAGTATATCCTCCAGACCAAGCATCAAGGCCAATGGTTGACAGTTCGCCATATTCAACCAAATCTACAGTAGTACCATCGTGGATGAGATTTATTTCATCATATTCATAATCATTGTCAACAGTTTTTACTTGAACAAGAATTTTGGCTGCTTGATATGTACTCGCAATACTTACAATATTTGTAGTTGTGCTAACAGGAACAGATTCACTAGTAGTTGTTATTTTAACTGCCCCACCATAATGAGCAGATCCAATACTAGTAACAACATCGCCAATATTATACGAAAGAGTGAATATATTATATGGATTGAACTCATATTTGTTTGGGTAGAATTGTAGAACACCGTCCGTCCCATCAAGAGAATAATCAAAAGAGCCCAACTCTGTTTCTGTGCTTGTTATAGCATATTGATTCAAATATCCGGCACCAAGTTTGTCATGAAGAACGCTAACAATTTGAATCTGAGCTTCCGCAGTATTGTCTGGATCTTGAATATAAGTTACGAACTTATGGGAATGTGCATCGCTAATTGACCAACGAGCAACTTCACTAAATCTAGTTGCCCTTGGTCTACTATTAAACTGACCTGCCACATTGTCAACATTAAGAACCCTGTTTCCTACAGACTCTTCATAATCTGTCAAAATTTTGTTTTTAAAATTTATTATATCAGAAAAACCAGACTTATTATTTTCAGTTACAATATCAAAATTAGTTACGCAATTTAGATCAGGATATCCAATAAAATCAATAGTATTGCTAAAGTAAGATTGAGTCGTTCCCAATCCAACTATTGGATTAACTTCTGGAGAATTTTCAATAATAAGATCAGAAAATCTCTTAAATCCAGATGTATGATTTAAAGACCCAACAAGATCATCCCAAGTTTCTAAATCAACTTTAGATCTGAGGGAATAAGAGAACTTTTGGTAATAATCACTATCCTGAATAACCTGTCTAGTATCATTTAAGAATCCAGTGATATCTTCCCATCCGGATTCAACTCTGGAAGTAGCAGCAATATCATAACTTGAATCAGATTTAATAATTGATGAAATAGTTCCTCTAGTTCTAGAAGATTGTCCTTCAACAATATGCCCCTTTGTAAAATCTCTGTTGGCTCTAATCTTCAGATATCCATTATTGTTGTCCCACCTTTCAACAACACCGGTTGCATTTTCATCGCTGAGTGAAATAATATCTTCACCAATGATAAAGTCGGTTGTTGTCAGAGTAACATCAAAAGTTGGGAAGTGCTTTTTGGGAATAATTCTTCCAGCAGACCTAGAAGAGCTAAATGTCCCTGGAGATTCTCCAGTCGAAAGATATCCATCAAGACTGAATGTCACAATACCAATTCCACCAATATTTTCATTAATATCAGAAACAACGAATAACTTATAGTTATAGTTCTCAGAATTATAACCCCTACCAGTGTTTACAATCTCAACAATACCTTGTGGATTAGTTGATGCAATTCCAACACTAGTATTTTCAATCATAATTTCATCACCAATCGCAAATGGGAAAGCACCAACAGTGCTGATTCCAGATGCCAAAGTAACAGTGACATTTTTTGTTCCAGAATCATATGACATGGAACCTATTCCCATGCCATTACTATTTTTAGTTGCGAGAAGTATTGGTTTGACATAAGAAATACCATAGGTATTGCTTACAATTTCGAGTTGATTTGAACCAAATTCAAATCTCAAATCAACTTCAGTCTTTTGCTCTCCAGTCTCACCATCAAGTAGAATAATCTTTGGTTCAAGTGAACCATATCCATATCCATAAGATGTAACGCCAACAGTATCAAGAACTCCAAGATTATCAATCTTAACAATTTCAGGGAGTTTTGCACTTGGTCTCAGTGTCTTATCGGATGGATAATCAAAACCAATATCTCTAAGTTTTGTCTTGTTAATAGAACCTATTGTATTGCTTTTAACTTCAAAAACGGCATTTGAACCAATTCCACTAACAACTCCATCAATTGATGGAAGTTTATAATAATTTGCACCTTTATTAAAGGTTTTTAATTCTGCAATAGAACCAATACCTGTTGTGGAATCAGTGCTGTAATTGATAATAGCCGTGCTTGAAGTGTATGATGTTCTTTCTGGAACTTCCTCAAGAAAATACTTGAAAGAAGTTGAAGATTCTATAGAAACACTATGTTTTCCAGAATAATCACTATTGAGAACTTGGAGTTGATTATATCCAACAACTTCTGGGTCACAAACAATTAAACTCTTTTCTCTTGGGAGCAAATCATTTGAAATTGGAATCAACTTGTAATACAGAATTTTTGGAAGTTTATTACTTGTGGTTAAAGTAACTTTTCCATCTACACCAACAGTGCCAGTAGTTAACACTTCAAAATCTTCACTATCAGCAACTTTATCGTATTCTGTATCAAAATTGCTATCAGCATATAGTGCAAATTTAAAAGCAGGATACTTAATAGAATTTCTACTGAAGGTCAGACTAGAATCTGAAAGGTCAAATTCAACTGTAGAGTCTTTATAAACTTTAATAGGTGGATTGATTGGAGAAAGTTCTGAATCTGCCGCAGAAGTAATATCTACAATTGTTGGAACTGAACTGATTGAATCATAATAAGATTCTGACAACTTAATCTTATCTTTATCGACAATCACAACATAGTAAATTTTCTCATCCACTAAACCACCAGCAGGAGTGGACGCGGTATAAATTACCGATTGTCCTAATTGATATCCATGATTTTCAATCGTGATTTCATTTGTTTCTACATTTATTTCACCTGCAGAAATTTCTTTCTTATCGATAACAATTCGATTATTATAATCATTATAAGAAACTGCAAAAGATGTAGTGATTGATGGTCTTACATCAACATAAACATTATCTAAAACAGTCAATCCATGGGTGGCTGCAGTAGACACTGTAACGATATTTTTAAATGCAGAGACTGAAACTACATTTGGATAGTTTGTGGCAAAACTATGATTTGACCCTTGTCCATATCCTGTGAAGTACAATAGACCCTGATTTGCATTAGTAGAACCAATACCAGCAAATGTTCCAGTAGAGTTTAAACCAACTCTGACTGTAGAAACACCTATTTGGTCTTCGTTAATTTTAGCCACGAACAGTTTCTGTTGATCGGCAAGAGCAAATGTAGAAACTCCTGCTGTAGAAACGCCAATAGATTCATCTTGATTATTCAGTTTGTAAATTAATTCGTCACCAGTTTTAAGTCCATGTCCTGGAAGATACAATGTCTGTGTTGGGAGGAATATGTTAGTTGCGCCAGACCCTGGATTAACGAAAGTAATTGTAGTTCCAATACCAACTCCAGCACTCATACCAAGTGCTAAAGTATTTTGAGGGTCAAAATACAATTCCTTATTAAGTTTGAAGTCAAATGATGTATTAAATCCTACTTTAGCAGTAAATCTTCTAGGTTCTTCATAAAAAACTGTTGTCGCTGTATGTGCAGCACCAGAAGTTCCAAGAACTTCTCTGAGAACTCTAATTCTCGAAGATACTTTATCAATATTGAGAACTTTTACTTTTTCGTCTTCAATTTTAAAAATATCATTCTCAACAATATTATCAATACCAACGCCGTAAATGTTGAAGTAGGTTACGATTCCAGTTGCTGCAGTATTACCAACACCTTCTCTAAGAACTAAAGTAGAAGTGGTAACCCCAATATTATACTTACCAGTCAGTTTAACT